ATTGCAGGCCGACCGCTATCGCCGCGCCGAACGGCGTGAGGCGGTGGCGCGATGAGCGACGATCCCAAGGCGCCGCGCAATCCGGGCGGCATCCGGCCGGACCCTGACGGGCCGCCGGCGCGGCGGGCGTTCAGTGTCGACGATGCGCTGGCCGCGCTGCAGGCGAAGCGCCAGCAGGCCACCGAGGCGCGCGGCAATGGGCGCGGTGGCCCGCTCGGGCGCGCCGCCGAGCCGGAGGCGGAGTCGGAGCCGGAGCCGCGCCAAGGAAACGGCAATGGCAACGGCAGCCTGGCGCATCGCGAATACCAGGACGGCATTCCGCCGCCGGCGGATCTCGCCGAGATCGGCGGCGACTACGACGACGACGGCGATGGCGAGGCCGGTGCGGCCGAGGCGGCGGACGACGGCGAAGCGGCGGAGGCCGAGCCGTCGTTCAGCGTGACGATCGGCGGCGAGCAGCGTCAGGTCGGCCTCTCCGAGCTGCTCAACGGCTATATGCGCACGCAGGACTACACGCGGAAATCCTCGGAGACCTCGGCGCAGCAGCGGCAATTCGCCGACGCCTACGCGCAGCTGTCGACGATGCGCGGCCAACTCGAGCAGCGCCTGGCGCAGTTCACCACCGCGGCCTCGCGCGAGTTCGAGGCGCCGACCGACTGGGTCGAACTGGCGCGCACCAATCCGATGGAGTGGGCGGAGAAGCGCGCGCGCTACGATCAGCTGCAGGAGGCGAAGGCCGAGGAGGCGCGGCTCGGCCAGCTGCGCCAGCAGGAGGATTTCGCGCGCAAGCAGGAGATGCTGCGCGTCGGCAACGACGTGCTGATGCAGTGGATCCCCGAATGGCGCGACCCGGCGAAGCGCACCGCGCTGCAGGCCGAATTGAAGGAGTTCGCCAGGAGCGTCGGCTACTCCGATCAGGAGCTGAACAGCGAAATCCTCGATCCGCGCTACGTCGTGGTGTTCGCCGACGCGATGAAATTCCGCAAAATGAACAGCCGCCGGGTGCAGGTGCCGCCGGCGCAGGATCCGCCGCGCCGGCCGCTCGGCCGCGGCGGCCAGGCGCCGGCCACCGGGGCGACGCGCGCCCAGCAAGCGGCGGCCGCGCAATTCTCCGCGGCGCCGACGGTGAACAACGCGCTGGCGATGCTGAAAACCAAGCACAAGTTGAACTGACGTGCAGCGCACGCTGCCGGAGCCGGCGTGCGACATTGCCGCACAGTTGCGCGCGGTGCTCGATCCGCGCTCGGCGAAGGACGCAGTGTATTTGGCCCCCGGCACGCCGGAGCCCGAGAGCGCTGGCCTCGGCCTGCACCGCGTGGCGCGCGACGCCGGCGTGCTGCTCACCAGCAACCGCACCAAGGCGGAGATTTTCCGGCGTATGCCGACGCTGACTGAGCGCGCGCTGGCGCTGCTGCTCGACTACCCGGAAGCGAAAGACGATGTCCGCCGTGCCGGCGGCGAGCCGGTGGTGGTGCAGGGCGTCGCGCCGGACGGGGGCGTCGTCTACGAGGCGGCCGCCTCGCGGCGACACGTCGCGCGCACCGTGCGCGCCGCGCAGGCGGCGGTGCCCGACGGCATCGTGCGGCTCACCGATCTGCGCGGCGCGCTCGAGGCGCGCGTGGCGGCGTATTGCGACGGCAGCTGACGGCCGAGACCTCGTCGGAGTGAGGCCGGAGGGTGGCGCGCCGCGGCGACATTGGCGGCCTAGCCCACGAGCCGCGGCGTTGACCATCTTGCGTGCGATTGTTCACAGTTGCTGAACGGCGCTAGGTTTTTTGCGACTCGGCGGTAAAAGCGGCTTGACGTGACACCGCTTGCGGCGTGAAGGTCGGCCGGTATCGCGGCCATGGCAGTTCCCCGCCGCACGGTGGACCCGGACCAAGCAACGCCGCGATGGCGTGTCGCCGAACACGCGGCCGCCAGGCTCCGCTCAGAGTCCCCCGCCCGCGCGCGGACCCGGACCAACTGACCGCGGCCTGGCCTCGCCAGCACTCGGGCAGACCGCACAGCGATTCCATCAACCCGCACGCCTGGACGGCGTGCTTTGGGAGACTGTGCAAATGGCCGTTGCCTCCGCTGGCGCCGCGATCGCCAACACCTTCATGTCGACCGGCGCCTCGGCGCCGACCAATCTGCGGGAGGACCTGTCCAACGCGATCTGGATGATCGACCCGGAAGAGACCCCGCTGGTCACCGCGATCGGCCGCGGCACGCCGGCCGAGCAGATCAAAAGCGAGTGGCTGCTGCAGACGCTGCAGGCGGCGGACAGCAACGTGCAACCCGAGGGTTTCCGTTACGCCGCGCAGCCGGCGAGAACCCCGGCGCGGCTGTTCAACGAATGCCAGATCATGTTCCGCTCAGTGACCGTTTCGAACACGTTCCGCGCGTCCAACAGCGTCGGCGGCGAGGAGTGGAACCGCCAGATGTTGTTGAAGGGCAAGGAACTGCGGCGGGATCTGGAATGGTGGGTGACGCGCGGCAATGTGCGTGCGGCGACCGACCCGCGGCAGATGTCCGGGATCCAGTGCTTCATCAACCAGGGCAGCATGGGCAGCGGCACCGGCGCGATGCCGGTCGGCGACGGCTCGAATGCCCCGATCGCCGGCACCGCGCGCACCTTCACGCTGGATCTGATGGCGGCGGCGATGCAGCAGGCCTACAGCAACGGCGGCAAGCCGACCGCCGTGTTCATGTCGCCGCGGCTGAAACGGGTGTTCTCCGGCAGCGCGGTCGGTGGCGCCGGCAATACCATCGTGGCGCAGCAGGTGGTGCAGTCGACGGCGACCGAGCCGATCACCATCGCCGGCGCGGTCGACGCGTATCTCTCGGATTTCGGCCGGCTGCAGATGGTGCCCGACATTTTCATGCCGGACGGGGTCATGCTGATGATCGACCCGAACTACGCCGACATCGCGCCGCTGAGCGGCCGCGACATGCTGACCGAGCGGTTCGCCATCACCGGTGACGCGGCCGACGGCGGTGTGACATTCGAGGGCACGCTGCGCGTCGAGGCGCCGAAGGCGCACGCGATGATCGGCGATCTGTCGTAATGCTCGATACCGTCAGCCGCCACGGCGTGCGCACACAGATCAGCTGGGAAAACGGCCTGCCGGTGTTCCGCCGGGTGCAGGACGTGCGCGCGATCCTGGCGCAGAACGCGCGCCAGCGCAGCGTCTATGACCGCGCGGTGGCGCGCAAGAATCCCGCCGGTATCCGCCCGGTCGCGCGCATCCCCTGGGTGGTTATCCAGCAGCTCGAGCAGATGGGCATCATGCGCGGGCTCGAGGTGATCGACGAGAAACGCTTCCGCGGGTTTCTCAACGACCACCTGGCGCGGCATCTGCGGGTGGATGACGGGGCGCCGGTGTAATGACGCGCCTTGAGCTCGAGACAAGTATCTATGCCTACCTGCATCGCGCGAATTTCCGCACGCCGGTGGCGAATTTCGACGCGGTAAAAAGCTGGGTGGCGCTCGGCGAGCAGGACGTCAACCTCGATCTGCGCGCGCGCTGCATGATCCGGCGCGTGTCGCAGACGGTCGACGCGGCCTATTTGCCGCTGCCGTGCGACTACATCGAGGCGGAGGATCTGCGGCTGTCGACCGGCCGGCAGCTGGTCTACCGCGACCGCCAGCAGATCGGCGATATGCTGCAGGTGCAGAACGGCGCGCCGCCGGTCAGCGGCATGCCGCCCCACCCGACCGTGGTGCTGCCCTACCTGCCAACCGGGCCGCTCTATTACAGCGTGGTCGGCGACCTGATGGAGCTATGGCCCTACGCGGTGCCGACCGCGCCGCTGCCCGACGGCTGGCAACCGACCACGCTGGAGATGGCGTATTTCCAGGCCCAGTCGCTCGGCCCGGCCGACACCGACACCACGCCGGTGCTGACCGCGCTGCCGGGCGCCTATCTCTGGGGGGCGCTGAAATACTCCGCGCCGTTCCTGCGCGACGATGGCCGCACTGAGACGTGGGCCAATAATTACAACGCCATCGTTGCGAAATCGAACCTCGCGAAAGAGCGCGCGGCGTCGGCCGGCTCGCGGCTGGTGCAAAGCTTCCGGCGGGTGGGATGAGCGGCGCCGCGCTGCGCGCACTGCGCCAACTGCCGCGGCAGCGACTGA